CAGGTAAAAAAGATCCAATTAGCGAATCAGTAGATCGTATGCGCGAACTAACAAGTCGTTTAAATCGTGCAGAAAAACCTATGGTTGCTGAATCACGTGAAGTCGATCAAATCCGTGCATTAACAAAACGTCTATTGGGATAATTCCGATGGACATGAAGCGCATACTACAGGCGTTAGATGGAGTTTCTACTAAACCTGTAGTAGGCGTTAATGACATGGCTAAATTTTTATCTATTGTAGATAAAAACGCATCTGTAGAAGTTCTTAACGAAGGTAAAGATCCTCACAAAGTAACATTGCCAGTACAAATGGCAATGCAACACTATCAAAAACCAGAAGTTAAAAAACCAACAGTAGTTAAAGTCACAGCAGAAAATACTGTTAGCAAATACTTTCACAAAGTAGAAGAAGAGTTTGCAGAAGAAAAGCAACGCAGACGTAATTTAATTAATCAATATGCCGGAGTCATTGCAGAACGTGTAATGATGAAGGAAAGCGATTTGTCACATACTAGTTTACATAACGGCCCAGGTTTAGAAACGCCTCCCGATACAGGCGGACATTATGGGTTAGGTGAAACTCCTATCGAATTTGATAAAGAAAATCCAGTTGCTAGTACCATACATAGTCACAATAAAGCCAACCCAGGAAGTATAGAATATCGCATCATGCGAGCTCGCCGTCAATTACAGGATCTAGCTAAACAAGCTGAAAGTAATGAATTGTCTTCTTGGGAACATATTGTAAAATTATTTCCAGAATTAGCCATGAACATTGATCAAATTCAACATGGCATAGAAGAATTAGCGAAGATACGAAAAGCAGGTGGCCGTCGTACAGGCAATATACCTAAGAATATCGGCGAATCGAAAAAATAAATATAGTACCCGGGGAACAAAATGGACATAAAAGATATACTTACTAAATTAAGCACTATTTCAGAAGCGCCTGTTACAGATGGTTCGGGCAAACCTGTTACTACTACAAGCACAGGTACTAATCCTGCTGCCGGTGGTGACGATATTGCAACAATTAAAAAATACGTCGATAATACAAAAGGCGAAGCGTTTATCGATAGTAAAGACGGAATGGTCAAATATATGGATGTAATTGGTGCTAGAGATACTGGCGGAACTCCTCAACCTAAAGTTATGCCAAGCGACTGGATTCAACGTTACGCACCAGATTTAGCAAAAGCATTAGCATCAACCGGTGCTGGGCAAGCTGTTAAAGGTGGCCCATTCGGAATGAAATTAGATCAAGGTACTAAAGTTGATCTAGCAAAATTACAACAAGGTGCCGCACCTGCTGGAACAACTACTGGTCCAAAAGGCAGTAGTGCAGACGCAGTTAAAAAATTACAAGATTTAGTAGCAAAATTAGAAGCTTCACTTGCAGTGAAAAAAGAAAGTATTGCAGAAGCACGTCTTGTTAAACTTACTCAAGATAACTGGGCATTAGTTCTTGCAGATGGCACAGTTTCTGAAATTCCACAAGAAGATTACGAAACAGTTTTAGAATCTATTGTAGAATCTGACGTTAGTATTTCAAGCACACTAGTTGAAAGTTTCGGTTATGCTGTAAACGAAGATACACGTTATTTTTATGCTCCTAACGGAATGTTAGTAGAATATAGCTGGGATGAATTTAAATCAGATGCTGGAGATTTCGGACGCGGAGCATGGAATGGTGTTACACTAGGTGCTGGTGATAATATTGTTGCTGGTGCTAAGAGTTTGTTTGGTCCAGGAAAGTACAAAGACGAATTAGCAAAACAAACAGCCGCAAGTAAAGAAGCAGAAAAACGTAGTCCATGGTTGTATGGTGCAGGCAATGTAGCAGGATCACTTGCAATGCCAGTTCCTGGTGGTGCTATTGCTGGCGGATTAATCAAAGGTGCTACCAAAGGCGCTCAATTAGCACGTGGTGCTACTGCACTTGGTACAAACTTAGCCGCACAAGCCGGTGTTGATAAACTTAAACAAGTAGCAGATACAAAAACTTTAGGCTACGATCCTAACAAATATCCAACAAGTAAACCAGAAATTATGGCTTTCCAAAAAGCTAATGGTTTAACTCCTGATGGCATCATTGGACCTAAGACTAAAGGCATTTTAGATAAGATGGGAATGGAGCCAGAAGCGCCAGCAGGTGCAGTTCCATCAGTTGCTGAAAGCATTAAATCACTTTCAGAAAAACTAGCAATGATTGAAAGCGGCCAATGGCGTTTAGAAGAAGACGCAGATTATCGTGTATGGTTGTTAGAAGACGGTACTGTAGTTGATGAAGAGGGTAAAGTATTAGACAATGATGTATTCGAAACAGTAGCATGGGATTCCGCTATTGACGAAGCATGGTATGATGCACTTACTAAAGGCGCAAAAGCATTTGGTAGAGGCGTTGTAAACAAAACAAATCCTCAAGCAATGGGCGCAGGTGGCAAGTTTTTAGGTACAACAGGAGCTGAAAAAGCTCTTAACAAAGCCGGACGTCAAGTTTACAAAGGTGGTGCGGCAGTAGCAAATACTATCAAAAAGAATCCAATCAAAACTGCATTAGGTGCAGGTGCATTAGGATTAGCCATAGGTAGTAGTGGCGGCGCAACTGCTCCAGCAGGAACTACAACTCCAGCAGGTGGTCACAGTGGCGGAACTGCTCCAGCAGGAACTACAACTCCAGATGCAACAGCATTAACTCCAGAACAACAAGATTTGATTAAACAAATTCATGACACAATGAATCAAGACTTTGGAGATGATCCAGAATGGATTAAAGCTACAGGGCATGCTCAAGTTGTTTTAGATAAAGCTGAACATGCAAATCCTGCACAAACAGCAATGGATCAATCACACGATACAGCATCTACTCAGTTTTCACAACCAGCAGGTGATGCGGCTAAGGATCCAGCAAAGAATCCAAATCCAGCAACTAGTATCCCTGGTGGTCCACAAACTGCGGCAGGCAATACTCCAGCATTAACACCAAAAGCAACCAATGAAAGCGATGAGTTGACTCGTTGGTTAAGAATAGCTCGCGGAGAGTAATCAAAATGGCAGACTTAGTTCTGCCATTTTCACCTCTAAAATTTCATAGAGGTTGCATTTACGAGATAAGTAGTTTATAATAGGCATATACATTAGGAGATTTACATGGGCGGTCGTTCATACGGTGCAGAAGAAAAAGCAAAACTAGAACGTTTAATTAGCGAAGGTTCTACAGTATTGCGTGAAATTGAAGATTTACAAGAAGGCTTAAAAGAAACTGTTAAAGCAGTTGCAGAAGAATTACAAGTCAAACCAGCAGTCATTAATAAAGCAATTAAAATTGCTCATAAAGGCGACTGGGCTAGTCATAATGAAGACTGGGAAGAGATTGAAGCAATTTTGGATATTACTAAACGTATCTAATAAGTATTGCTAGGAAAGGTATGCGGGCCATAAACCGCACGAAGGTATTTGCAAGCCCTAAATTGCATGGAGAAGAAAATTTATGTCTTATGTAGACGCATGGTTTGACCGCGAGAATGATATTGTTCGCGTAGTCGAACGTAATCAAAAAGGCAACAGAGAATTCAGAGACATTCCTGTGCGCCACACATTTTATGTAAAAGATCCCCGAGGGAAATTTCAATCAATTTACGGCGATCCGCTTACACGTATTGTTTGTAAAAATACAAAAGAACTACGTAAAGAACAAGCTATTAACAGTGGTAAAGAACTTTACGAAGCAGACATTAATCCAATCTTTGTTACACTAAGTGAACATTATTTAAATCAAGATGCTCCTAAATTAAATGTAGCATTTTTCGATATTGAGGTAGACTTTGATCCAGAACGTGGCTACGCATCACCAGATGATGCATTTATGCCTATTACTGCGATTGCTGTCTACCTACAATGGTTAGAAACTATGGTATGTTTGGCTATTCCACCTAAAGGTCTTAAGATGGAAGAAGCCAAGGAAATGATTAAAGACTTTCCTAATACATATTTGTTTGATAACGAAGCAGATTTGTTAGATATGTTTTTAGATCTAATCAAAGACGCAGATATTATAAGTGGTTGGAATAGCGAAGGCTTCGATATTCCGTATACTACAAATAGAGTAATTAAAGTATTAAGCAAAGAAGATACAAGACGTTTTTGTTTGTTTGATCAATTGCCTAAAAAGCGTGAATATGAAAAATATGGACGAACTAGTACAACATATGACTATATTGGACGTGTGCATTTGGACTATTTAGAGTTGTATCGCAAATATACATATGAAGAACGTCACAGTTATAGGTTGGATGCTATTGCCGAATATGAATTAGGCAAACGTAAAACACAATACGAAGGTACTTTAGATCAATTATATAACAATGACTTTAAGACATTTGTTGAATATAACATTAATGACTGTAAACTACTTGATGATCTAGACAAGAAGTTGAAATTCATGGATCTTGCTAATACACTAGCACATGAAAACACAGTATTACTGCAAACTACAATGGGTGCTGTAGCTGTAACCGAACAAGCTATTATTAACGAAGCACATCGAAGAGGGTTTCAAGTACCTAATCGCAAGAAGATGAGCGAACGTGAAGATAACGAAGGTGCGGCTGGTGCGTATGTTGCGTATCCTAAAGAAGGTATTCAGGATTGGGTTGGTTCATTAGACATTAACTCACTGTATCCTAGTGCTATTAGAGCACTTAACATGGGCCCAGAAACAATTATCGGGCAGTTACGTCAAACTAAAACAGATGAATTCATCGAATTGCAAATTGCTAAAGGTAAATCATTTGCGGCGGCATGGGAAGGCAAGTTCGGTACAGACGAATACGAAGCAGTAATGGCACAAGAAATAGGAACAGACATCACTATCGACTGGGAAGATGGGTCTAGTGATGTATTGAGTGCTGCCGAAGTGTATCGTTTAATATTTGAAAGTAATCAACCTTGGATGATTAGTGCTAACGGCACAATCTTTACCTATGAAAAAGAAGGTATTATTCCTGGTTTGCTAAAACGTTGGTATGCTGAACGTAAAGAAATGCAGGCTAAACTTAAAGAAGCAATTAAAGCAGGAAACAAAGTCGAAGAAGAGTACTGGGATAAGCGTCAACTTGTTAAGAAGATTAACCTTAATAGTTTATATGGTGCTATTCTTAACAGTGGATGCCGTTTCTTTGATAAACGTATTGGTCAATCTACTACATTAACTGGTCGTCAAATTGTACGACACATGGCTGGTAAGGTAAATGAGATTATTGCTGGTGAATATGACTACAGAGGTAAGGCTGTTATTTACGGTGATACCGATTCTTGTTATTTTAGTGCATATAAAACCTTACAAAAAGACATTGAAGCTGGTAAAATTCCTTGGACTAAGGAAACAGTTATCGGATTATACGATCAAATCGGTGAAGAAGTTAATACTACATTCCCACAGTTTATGTTAGATACTTTCCATTGCCCTAAATCGCGTGGTGAAGTTATTAAGGCAGGACGTGAGATTGTTGGTAGTAAGAGTTTATTCATTACTAAAAAACGTTATGCAGTTCTTTATTATGATAAAGAAGGTAAGCGCACAGACGTAGATGGAAAAGCTGGCAAAATTAAAGCGATGGGGTTAGATCTTAAGAGATCCGACACTCCAGAATTTATTCAAGACTTCTTAAGTGAAGTACTTGAAATGGTTCTTATGGGCAAGCCTGAACAAGAAGTTCTTGATCACATTAGTGAATTTAGAATTAGATTTAAAGCTCGTCCAGGTTGGGAGAAAGGTAGTCCGAAACGTGCTAACAACATTACAGACTACCAAGCCAAAGAAGCAAAAGCAGGCAAAGCAAATATGCCTGGTCATGTACGTGCTAGTATCAACTGGAATACGTTGAAGCGTATGTTTAATGACAAATATTCTATGAGTATTACAGATGGTGCAAAAGTTATTGTTTGTAAACTCAAGCCCAATGCAATGGGTTTCACAAGCGTAGCCTATCCAGTAGATGAATTACGGCTCCCACAGTGGTTTAAAGACTTACCTTTTGACCATGCAGAAATGGAGGCTACCATTATCGACAAGAAGCTAGACAACTTGATTGGTGTACTAAAATGGGACATAGGTAGTACCGAAGAAAAAAATACATTTAACAGTTTATTTGAGTTTTAATATGAAAAGAAAAATTATAGTTGCAGGATATGGATTTGTTGGCAAAGCAGTTGCAAATGCCATTGATAAAAATAACACAATCTACATTGTTGATCCGAAAATAAGTGAGCAAACAGTAAAAGATTATCCGTATGCCGAAGGTGTTATTATCTGTGTAGGTACACCTAGTACCGAATTAGGTGATTGTGATGTTAATCAAATTTATCAAGTAATGGATACAGTACCTGTACATATACCTGTATTACTTAAATGCACTGTACCGCCTAATTATCTAGAAAGACTTTTGGTAAATTATCCCAACCACAGTATAGTTTATAGTCCTGAATTCCTTAGAGCAGTTAGCGCCAATGATGATTTCTTAAATCAAACTTATATGGTAATCGGTGGTGACGATCCCGAAGGGTTCTGGCAAACATTGTTTCAAGATTCATTGCCTAAACTAAAATTAGTTTTTAATACTAGTATTGTAGAAGCTAGTATGATCAAATATGCTACTAATTGTTTTTTAAGTATCAAAGTAGCGTTCTTTAATCAACTTTATGATATGTGCGAGAAGAACGGCGCAGATTATGAGTTAATTAGACAAGTACTTACACACGATTTACGTATTGGCAATAGTCATATGATGGTTCCTGGACCAGATGGATCACGTGGATTTGGTGGTGCATGTTTTCCAAAGGACACTAGTGCGTTTGTACACTATGCCGATAGTATTCAAATATCACACACGTTGGTGGAATCAGCAATAAAATATAACAAAAAGATAAGAAAAAGTCATTGACTTTTAACAAAAACCTAAATATAATCATAAAACATGGAGAATAATATGAAAGATTTTTTACAAGACCTAGTAGCACATACACACAGCTTAGGTTTCCTACCGCTAGTTAAAATTTCAGCAACTGAAAAAGAAACATCGATTGAATCTATGGCAGAGGATCGTAGTGTTATCCTCAACGCTAAAACACATACCGCTGTTGATAATTTCGAAGGCGTATTTGGTATGCCAAATCTAAATAAACTAGACACACACTTAAAATGTCCAGAATATAAGGAAGGTGCTAGTATTGCAGTAGTTAAACAAGAACGCAATGGTGAAGAGATTCCAACTGGCTTGCATTTTCAAAACAGTACAGGTGACTTTGAAAACGACTATCGTTTTATGAACACAGAAGTTATTAACGACATGTTGAAAACTGTTAAGTTCAAAGGTGCTAAATGGGATATCGAGTTTGAGCCTACTGTAGCAAGCATTCAAAAATTAAAATTCCAAGCGGCCGCACACACCGAAGAGCCAACATTCCAAGTTACTACAGATGGTAGCAGTTTAGTGTTTAGTTTCGGTGATGCTAGCACACACGCAGGATCATTTGTCTTCCAAGGCGGGATTAATGGTAAATTAAAACAAACTTGGTCTTGGCCCGTAAGTTCAGTAATTAGTATTCTAAACCTAGCTGGTGACAAAACTATGCGTATTGCAGATGCTGGTGCAATGCAAATTACAGTAGACAGTGGTATTGCAATATATGACTATATTCTACCAGCACAAAGCAAATAATTATGTCTCAAGACCAGATATTATTAGCAGTTGCTTTATGGTTAGTATTAATGATTATATGCTACTCACATAGCGGTTGGCGCAATATGCGTGACTGCTATATGATGTGGTTTACTAAAGAATACTGGACCAGCTATAATACTATTGAATTTATCAGCTGGTGGGCTAAGGCAATCATTATAGTTCCTGGATTAATTTTTAATATTCAAATCTGGGAATTATATTATCTAACATTAGCAACTAGTGTTTCTCTTATCTGGGCTAGTCGTAAAAAAGCTCTACCTACTCTAGTAGGTTTTAATACCATGTGGGCTTGGTTAAGCCTTATGGTACTAGTACAACATTGGATAACATGAATAAAAATTTAACAGCCACACAAAACGATTACGCATATTTCCTTCCAGCTACATCAGGATTTTATAGCACATATATAGGTAAACAACGTTACGGTAATTATGTTGATCCTGCTCGCATACCTGCAAGTTTTAAAAACGGTGTAGAAAGCCTTAACTACCTAGAACCAGATAAAGGTGCGTTTTACTACGACCATTGTTTGTATAGTGCTGGACATGCTAATTTAGATCTTAGCAAACAAGACGATGGTGAAGATATGTTTCGCAATCGCGACCGTAGTACTAGTTGGGTGTTAGGTGATTCAGGTGGATTCCAAATTGGTAAAGGTGTATGGGCAGGTGAATGGCGAGATCCTACTGGCCCAGAAGTTGCGGCAAAATGGGCAGAAGTTCGTGCTAAAGGTATTGAACTTGTTCCACAACTAGATGCAAGCGGTAATCCTAAGCTAGATAAAAACGGCAATCCTAAAATGACTAAGATTGATCACGTTAAGAATTATCAAGCGCAATTAGATGCGGCACAAAAGAAACGTGAACAAGTTTTAGCGTGGATGGATTCGTTAATGGATTACGGCATGGTACTCGATATTCCAGCATGGGTTGAACGTAGTCCTGTTGGTAAGAAAGCTACTGGAATTGAAACATATCAACAAGCAGTTGAAGCTACAAAATATAATAACGAATATTTTATTAAACATCGTACAGGTGCTTGTAAGTTCTTAAATGTACTACAAGGCGAAAATCACGCACAAGCAGAAGATTGGTATCAGCAAATGAAAGATTTTTGCGATCCAAAGAAATATGACAAACCGTTTAATGGCTGGGGCATGGGCGGCCAGAACATGTGTGATATACACTTAACTTTAAAACGTATAGTGGCATTGAGATTTGATGGCTTACTTGAAAAAGGACATCAAGACTGGATGCACTTCTTAGGTACAAGTAAACTTGAATGGGCTTTAATTTTAACAGACATACAACGTGCTGTTCGAAAATATCATAACGATCAATTTACAATTAGTTTCGACTGTGCAAGTCCATTCTTAGCAACTGCTAATGGTCAGATTTATGTACAAACAGAAATTAAAGATCGTGATAAATGGCTATATCGTATGCTTCCTAGCTTAGACGATAAAAAATATAGTCAAGATACACGTTTATTCCAAGATGCTGTGGTTCAAGATAAACATTTTGCTAATTTCGAAACAAGTCCTATTATGGATGGAGTCGAAGTTAATAAAATTTGTATATATGGGCCTAACGATGTTAACAAAATTGGTAAAGTAGGAAAAACAAGTTGGGATAGTTTTACTTACGCTATTATGATGGGTCATAATGTTTGGATGCATATCAATGCCGTACAAGAAGCCAATAGACAATACGATGCTGGACTTTGCCCTAGTATGCTAGTCGATGAAAAATTTGACAGACTATATGCTAAAGATATTATCGATGCTATTTTTGCTACAAGCGATAGAGCAACAGCAGATTCCATTGTTGATGAATTCAGTAAGTTTTGGATGGCTATCCCTGGTACTCGTGGTTACACTGGAAAGAAAACTGTTAATGCTAGCACCAAAGCAGATGAGCATTTAATTATTGAAGCAAATTTAACTGTGGAAAAAGTAATTACTCCTAAAGCAGAAATTGTGCTTAATGACAATTTGTTTGAACTATGAAAAAACGTATAGGAATCATAGGTGCCGGTTCTGCCGGCATTCTTACTGCAAGTTATTTTTTATGTAGTTTAGATAACAATTACGAAATTGTATCAATCTACGATCCTAACACTCCTATCTTAGGAATAGGTGAAAGTACTAATCCTGGATTTGTTAGAGTATTAGAATATGCAATGCGTTATTCTATTTACGAAGACACTGAATCATTAGACAGCACATTAAAATTTGGGACTAAATTTATTAACTGGCGAGAAAAGGATTGGCTTAATCCCTTGATTGCTAGTGGCGGTATTGCTGTACATTTTAATAATTTTAAACTTAAAGAATTTGCATTTTCTAGATTTCAAAAATTATGGTCTGATAAATTTAGTATAATCGAAGGCTGTGTTAATAATATGGAAGATACACTAGACGGTGTAACTTTAACAATTGATAACAAAGAAGAAAGATTCGATTATGTAGTTGATTGTGGCGGATTTCCTAAAGATTATTCCGATTACACATATAGTACTTGCAGTTTATTAAATCACGCACTGATACACAGTGAAGAATTTGACCCTATAGAATACACAGAACACATAGCAACTAAACATGGCTGGATTTTTGGCGTTCCATTAACTTCCCGGAAAACTTACGGTTACATGTTTAATGATACTATTACTACTATAGAAGATGCTAGACAAGATTTTGCAGACACATTGAAAATTCCTGTTGAAAAATTACAATCAAAAGAATATTCATTCCGACCTTATTATGCAAATAAGATTGTAAACAACAATATTTTGTTAAATGGTAATAGAGCATTATTCTTTGAACCAATTAGTGCAACTTCGATTAATCAATACAATGCTACTTGTGCAATTTTATTAGACTACATAACAGAAAAGATTTCCGAAAATCAAGCAAACGCTCGATGGTTGCGTGAAGTACAAACAACCGAAGATATTATCAATTGGATATATCATGGCGGTACTAATTTTAACAGTGAATTTTGGAACAAAGCAGTCGCTAACAGTAAAACTAATTTAAAAAATAACAAAAGATTCAATGATATTTTAGATGCTAATCAAGCGGCAACTAGTGCAGGCGCTCCGTATGCTGGACCAGCTCATTTGTTTACAACATTCAGTTTGGTTGTAATGGACGAGTCTTTTGGCTATAATTACTTCAAAGGTGCGCCAAGACAGTTTGACGTTTAATAGTTTTTACTGTATAATAAACTATGACTTTACCAGACGAACGATTTCGAAGTATACAACGCACAGAAGAATTTTTGCAGGACCTGCTAAATCCTCAAAAAACTCCACGAGTTCCAAAAGAAGTGCGTGAGTCAGCACGATGGTGTTTGAGACACTATCCTAGTTATCACAATCTAAAAGAGATAGAACGTGCGGCACCCAATGTTATACAAGAACGTATGGAAGATGTCGATCGTATGATCAAATATTGGGAAGAAGGGAAAAAATTAAAACATGAAGACTAGTCTTGTTGTTGGTATGGGTATAGGTCAACTATATGTAGATGTACTACATAAGTTAGGCTACAGGGTTGTTACTGTAGATAGCGATCCTAAAAAAGGCGCTGACTTTGAAACTGTAGATGCGGCCATTATAAAATGTCATAACTTTGATACTGTTCATATTTGTACTCCTAATTTTACACACTTTGAACTAGCGGCTAAACTAGCACCATATAGTAAAATTGTGTTTATAGAAAAACCAGGTGTTGCTACTAGCCTTACTTGGGCTAAACTAATTTCTACTTTTCCACAAACACGTTTTATGATGGTTAAGAATAATATGTGGAGAATTAACATAGATGATTTAAAAAAATTAGCACTTCAAGCAAAAATAGTGAACATACGTTGGATTAGAAAGAATTGTATTCCTAGTCCAGGCAGTTGGTTTACTACACGTAAATTAGCGTTTGGTGGTGTTAGTCGAGATTTAATGCCACATTTGTTAAGTTTGTATGTTGCACTTAATCCTGAATGGCGTAAGGAATCAGTAAATGGACAAGCGTCCTTAATGAAGTGGCAATTAGAAAATATAGATAGTACAGAATATGGTACAATAAACCCCAACGGTGTGTACGATGTAGACGACCAATGCTACATAGACTTTGGTAGCAAATGGGGGTGTTATGCTGATTGGCGCAGTATGGATGCTGAAGATAGTTCTATTGAATTTATCATGCAAGATAATAAAGTAGAGCGTTTTGAATTAGGTTGGTGTCCAGAAGACGCATATCAATCAATGATTGCAGATGCAGTAGACAACATGCATAATTATGAATTCTGGTTAAGACAATACGATATCGATCTGTGGATACACGAGAGAATAGAAAGTTTATGAAAGTAAAATGCTTACAAACTACCGGACAAGGTCAATTTGAAGAAGTTGACTACGATAAACCCGAACCCGGTCAATACGAAATTGAAGTTCGAGCATTAATGACTGGTGTTTGCCGTAGCGACATCGATATGATGATGGGAGATTTCGGACCATTACCATTACACATGCAAGGTCACGAAGGCTTGGGCATTGTAACTAAAGTAGGCATAGGTATTGCTAAAACAAACGTAGGCGACATTGTAGCAACACGAGGCGAGCCTGCTTATGCCGATTTTTATAATGCACGAATTGAAGAATTTGTAGTAGTTCCAGAAGCCGATCCAAAATATATTCTAGAACCTGTAGCATGTGGAATTAATCTTATTAATCAAGCTAAAGATCAAATTGAACATAGGCAAGGACGCAGTGAAAACACACGCATGTTAATTATCGGCAGTGGCTTTTTAGCGTGGGTTGCGTATCATACTATGCGTTTAAATGGTTATATCTTTCATGTAGATGTACTTGGACACAGTAATAAAGAACTGTGGGGTGATAAACTGTTACCTAGCACTATTGAAAATTATGATGTTGTAGTAGACCTTAGCGGAAATTATGAGTTAGGTACACAGATTAACCTAAATAATAATGCATTAATTATAGACGGTGTTGGCAAAGCAGTTAGTAAACAAGAAGCACAATCTCAACTTTGGAAATCTGTTACTACTATTAAACCAAGTCCTCGTAATCCAGCATTTATTGATTGCATGTATATGGCAAAATACTGGATTGAAAAAGGCTATTTAGAGGTTGATTCTTTTTGGACAAAGTGTTACAATCGTACTACAGATTGGAAACAAGCGTTTGCGGATGGCGTTAATCGTCCGAGTGGTTACAGCAGAGGTTATATCAAATGGGGTTAAACACAGAAGAACGACAAGACGTTGTTTATTTCACAGGCTATGAAGTCGAGCATACTATTTGTCATGGTATGTTTACTTTGTTTGTTGTAGGCACACCTCCTGTAGAAGATATACTACGTATTGCTGATGAAAGTCAAGCAATGTTAGACGAGTCTAAGCGTATCAAGCACATTTACTTTGGTACTAGTCAAAGTTTTAATCCTAAATCAATTAGCCAGGCAGAATACAAACCATGGGATGATGTTATTATTCCATGTTTAAAGAAAGACTATTGGGTGACTCTAGACTTCGGTGTAGAACATTCTGAAGGAGTACTTGAATCTTGCTATTGCGAATATCCAAGATTTGTACCAATGATTAGTGTTAAATTACCTTACATTAATCAATTTAACTATAACGCCACACTAAAACTGGATGACCGCACTTGGGGTGCTACTAATCCAGGTGTGTGGACTCATCAACTGCATGATCTTATGAGTAAAGACAAATATACTTACTGGGATCAATATACACAAGATACTCCAACATGATTATTAAACAAGACATCCGCCCTAACAAAATGATTTGGGTTACTTTTCAGAAGGAAGGTATTCATTGCTATCCAGCGGCCGCAACAGATCCTAACCTAGCAACAGGAGATTACTATGACGTATCGTTTCTTGGCACTCCTCATCGCCATATTTTTCACTTTCGTGTATGGCTCGGAGTTACTCATAACGACAGAGATGTGGAATTCATTCAGTTCAAGCGGTGGCTTGAAAGGTTGTATTCTAGCGAACAAGGTGTATTGTCGCTAGATTATAAAAGTTGCGAAATGATGAGCGATGATTTATACGCTCAAATTTCAGCAAAGTACCCAGACCGCGAGGTTTGGATTGAAGTCTCCGAAGATGGAGAAAATGGTTCATTTATTAAATATTAAGGAAAGCTATAATGGCTAAGAACTACAAGGACTTTAGTTATTTCGAAACTCGTCCAGAGATTGTTAAATTGTTTGACGACCTTGAGGCATTTCACGAGTGGTGCCGTTTTGAGATGTGTGAGTTTAACGAAGCTCACCTCTACAACAGAGAAAGTTGGCAATGGCGTAATTTCGACAAAACACGGCGTCCTAAAAAGCCGTATACAGGCGAACGTAAACCTTACTTAGGTAAAAACCCACGTTATAATAACAATGAACGTATTTCTAATTGATCTAGAATCCGTTGAGACAAGGTACACGGGTCAATGGAAGACTCATGTACCTAATCTCTTACGAAAGGCAGGACACAATGTTCAAATTATATCTGGCCCTACGGATATTCCTAATGCCACTACTCCTGGTGCCTTCCTTAATTTTGGCGGTACCAATATCTATAAGTCTAGCCAAGTGGAACAAATGGGGCGTCTATTTTGCTCCGGATCAGTACGCCCTGGCGATCACTTTATCTTTACTGATGCTTGGCATCCTGGCATCATAAACTTAAAGTACATGAGCGAACTGTTGAACATTCCGATAGTTACACATGGCTTATGGCATGCCGGTAGTTATGACCCTCAAGACTTCTTAGGTCGACTAGTAGGCAATAAGCCTTGGGTACGTCACGCTGAGAAATCGTTCTTTGCGGCATTCGATCACAATTACTTTGCTACTCAATTCCATATTGATATGTTCCATCATAATTTATTAAATGATGGCATGGTCGAAAATCCTTGGGAGGAAGAAGACAAAGCAGACATGCTTGAAGATAAAAAGTATGTTCGCACAGGTTGGCCTATGGAGTATATGGAAGATACATTAACAATGTATAAGAATATGCCCAAGCGTGATTTAATTCTTTTTCCGCATCGCATCGCACCTGAGAAGCAAGTTGAGATTTTCAGAGACTTAGCTACACACTTACCGCAGTATGAATTCGTAGTGTGTCAGGATCAACAACTAACAAAAAATGAATATCATAACTTGTTAGGCGAAGCGAAGATGGTGTTTAGTGCTAACTTACAAGAAACTTTAGGCATTAGTTGCTATGAAGGTGCGGTAGTTGATGGTATTCCCATGGTTCCGGATAGGCTTAGTTATACCGAGATGTATTACGAAGGATTTAAATATCCTAGTAAGTGGACTGAAAGTTTTGATGCTTATACAGTTTACAGACCAGACTTATGTGGTAAGATAATGGAACATATGGATAATTACACTACACGAATTCCTATGATCCGAAAACAATCAAAGGACTTACATGAACATTTCTTCAGCGCAAGTGGATTACTCAACAATATCAAATGATACGATAACAACATCACAATTTGGTAATGTAACTATACCGGCTTATGATTCCACAACTGGTAGCAGTTTTTACTATACTGGTGCAGGTATTGGTGCAGGAAGCGGAAGTACTATAACTATTAGCAATGGTGGTAGCAGTGTCGGCATATCTACAGCAACATTAAATGTTGGTTCATTAGGCACATCGACATACACATTTCAAATGACTGAAGATTGGAAGGATCAATTTCCTAGTTGGAATGAAGTGCAAAGTATGTGTGAAGAATATCCAGGTTTAAAAATAGCATTTGAAAAATTTAAAACAACTTACTTACTAGTAAAAAATCATTATGACACTCCAGAAGATCAGAGACCACGTCCTTAATTGGCTCGAACGCCATGACCGTAAACGTATCATTATGGATCGTACAGAAAACGAACCATATCTCGAACGTTACTATGTTCTATTCAAAGAACGTGTAACATTCCCTTACAACGTATTTTTACACAAGTTCTTAAAATCAGATCCAGATGATGTTCACGATCATCCATGGAACTACTTTACTATCATTCTTGCCGGTGGATACTACGAGTGGATTGCACAATTCAATGAAGATGGTACAAAGAACTGTGAAGTAAGAATTTGGCGAGGGCCTGGTAGTTTCCGTTTCGGAAATACACATACCTTCCACCGTATCGAATTAAAAGAAGGCGTAACACCGTGGACATTGTTCTTTGTCGGTAAGCGTCAACGCGAGTGGGGATTTATTGTTGAAAATAAATGGATCCACTTTGAAAAATATTTAAGTGATAGAAAGAATGTCTTACTTCCCAACCACAACTAATACAACTACTATACCAAATGGTGGTTACATAACATCGACAGGAACCAACACTGTTTGGACTACTGGTACTAGTGTTGCCAATCCTTATGACTCGGTAATGGTTATCAACCAAGGTGACCCTCCTCAATTAGACGTTAAAGGTCGAATGGTTATCAATGGCCGAGATTTAGAAGAACGGTTAGAAACAATCGAAAAGGTGTTGCAAATACCCGAACGAGATGTTATACTAGAAAAGAAGCATCCAAAGTTAAAGAAGTTATACGATGATTACATCAATGCTTTGGGTAAGTACAGAACATTTGAAGCAATTAAAGGAGATGACAATGGAACTACATGAATCAGTTAAAGATACTTATACCGAACAAGTAATTAAAGAACACTCAGGCTTTCGTTTGACATTGAAGAAACACGAAGTATTAAACCCTAAAGGTTTGTTTAGTATTGACATGGTTCAAGAAAGTTTAAAAGACGGCGAAGTTACAGATTCACAAACATATAATTTTTTTATGACTAAAGATGAAATGGCAACATTAGCATCTGCACTAACAGCATGAAGAAAGTTTATTACAGTTGGCAACAAATTGAAGGTGCAGTATTAGAAATCGCTAGGCAAATTACAGTCAGCGAGTGGAAACCAGATTACATTGTTGGAATAGGTCGTGGCGGCCTTATTCCCGCCAATTTACTAAGTCAATATACAGGAATTAAAATGTCAAGCCTAGATATTAGTCTACGTGACGGAGGCGATACTGTTAGTAATCTGGGGATGGCAAATGATGCATTTGATGGTAAAAATATTTTGATTGTAGATGATATTAATGATCAAGGTAGCACCATCGAATGGATTAAACGTGATTGGCAAAACAGTGCATTGCCCGATCATGAGGCGTGGAGTAACAGTATCTGGCACAAAAATGTACGTTTTGCTACGCTTACTAACAATCTAGCGAGCAAAGAAGAAGTTGATTACTCAGTATGGGAAGTTAACAAAGCAGAGGAAGATTGTTGGTTAGTTTATCCGTGGGAGGAATTTTGGTTATGTCGTTAACTAGTTCAGTAATTAAATTGTTGTTTGGAATTGCACTTATTATAATTGCACTTGCTATTGGTCCTAT